TTTCATTAGCAAATTAAATACTTATTTTATCATTCTCCAAATAATTTGCGTTATTTTTTTAAAAAATTTTAAAAATTTTGCTTATTTAAAATGATTAAAAATAAGTATAAGCAATTATATATTTCTTTATCAATTAATTAGCTCCATTCCATTGCTATTCAAAATAAATTTGTAAACGAAAGATTTTAAAGTTAATTTTAAAACATGAAATTTAAACGAAAAAATCAGCCAATACGCAGAGCAGGTAATCCAAACCGTTCTAGACACAACCCACATGGTATGGTTGATGAACAGTTGATACATCAAATGCGTAAATTGGCAGAACGAGGATTTACACAACGGGAGATGGCTGATTTTTTTAAAGTAGGACTAAGTACGCTTGAATATTGGTTAAAAAATCGTCCAGAATTGAAACAAGCTGTACAAGAAGGACGTGAAATTGCCAACGCTAAAGTGGAACGTTCATTATATGAAAAGGCAATTGGATTTAAAACAAAAGAAATTAAGGCTTTTCAATACGAAGGACAGATCCTATCAGAAGAATTCGAAAAACATTATCCACCAGATACAGGCAGTGCAATATTTTGGCTTAAAAACCGCATGCCAGAAAAATGGGCAGAAATGGCTCGTATAGATCACAATCATACAGGTACGATTTCTCACAAAATAGAAGAACTACCAATTCAAGACCTACCTAAGGAACAACAAGAATTGCTATTCAACCTCAACCTAAAACAACTGTCCAAAAAACAAGTAAATTAATATGGCAAATACAAACAAACAAATATTAGAACAGGCATTGGATAATCCATTACAGTCTATGAGGAGTCTGGTGAAGTCTAATCTATATATGTTTGTTAAGTATTTCTGGAGCGAATATAGTAGTGAAGAGTTTAAAGGTAATTGGCATATTGAGTATATATGTAAGGAATTGGAAAAGGTTGCAAAAAGAGTTATTAATAGGGAAAAGAAGGAATATGATTTGATAATAAACGTGCCACCAGGAACAAGTAAGACAAGTGTCGTGATGATAATGTTTCCTATATGGATGTGGGTAAATGCATTTGATATTAGATTTATTACGGCAAGTTATACAAGTCAGTTGAGTTTGGAAAGTGCAGAGTATAGTAGGGACGTTGTTAGGAGTGATAAATTTAAGCAGTTGTTCCCGGAAATAGGCATAAAGGAAGATAAAGACACCAAATCAAACTTCAGGGTTATTATGAGGGAATGGCGTAATGGTCCTTATAAAGTGCCTAGTGAAATACGAGGGGGAAATCGTTTCAGTACATCAGTAGGAGGTACGTTAACAGGGTTCCATGGCCATGTGTTGTTAGTAGATGATCCGCTAGATCCTAAGCGAGCAGTTTCCAAAACGGAATTGGATAAGGCTAATCGCTGGGTATCTGAAACACTATCCACCCGTAAGGTAGATAAAGAAGTTACACCGCTCATATTAATTATGCAACGGCTCCATGAGAATGATCCTACCGGGCACCTACTTAAAACTAAAAAGGACAGAATAAAACATATATCATTGCCCGCAGAAACGTTCAATTATAAACATACAGTTAAGCCAGTAGAGTTACTATTACAATATAAAGAAAAGCTGTTAGATCCTATTAGAATGCCTCGACAGGTGCTGAAAGATATGGAACAGGATTTAGGCCAATATGGATACGCTGGACAAATGGGACAAGATCCTACTCCACCAGGAGGAGGTATGTTTAAGATTGACAATATACGAATTATAAACCAATTGCCAGCCGAGGTTAATTTCGTAAAAACGGTTCGGTATTGGGACAAGGCAGGAAGTACAGATAGCGGAGCATATACAGTGGGATTAAAAATGATACGATTGCGGAATGGAAAGTATATAATTGTAGATGTTGTGCGAGGGCAATGGAGTGCAGAAACAAGGGAGGAAATGATATTGAAAACTGCCCAGGCAGATGGAGAACATGTACATATATACCATGAACAGGAACCAGGCAGTGGAGGAAAGCAATCAGCAGAAGCCACCACTCGTATGTTGGCAGGATACAGAGTGTATGCCGAACGTCCTACCGGCGATAAGGTATACAGAGCGGATCCATTTAGCGTGGCAGTCAATAATGGAGATGTAATGATGTTGCATGGATTATGGAATCAACCATTGTTGGAAGAAATGAGACTATTCCCATACAGTACGTACAAGGATCAGGTTGATGCAGGAAGTGGTGCATTTAGCGCCTTGGTAGGAAAACGAGAGGCACGAATTATAAATTGATATTATGAGCAAGTTTGAAAGAAAAAATATGAATACCAATAGTGAATTAATTGCCCGGCAAAGATTAGCTGCGGCAATGGGATTTCAATATGGTGGTGATAGAGACGTGTATGAAACATTAGGATATACGAAGGATTTAGTTTTCAAAGACTATTACGTGCGATATTTGAGACAGGATATTGCCAAGGCATTGATTGATCGTCCAGTTAATCGTACGTGGAGTGGGGATTTACAAATCACTCATCCAGAGAATGAAACAGTGCAAGAACAGTGGTATGCATTGGATCGTAAGTTGAAAATTCAGCAGAAATTAAAACGGCTAGATAAATTGGCACAATTGGGGCATTATGCTGTCTTGTTATTAGGGTATTCAGACGTAACCGACCAAACAAAATGGAGTGCGCCATTATCCAATGGCTCAACGTTGGAATATATCAAGCCTATTTCTGAGGCGTCAGCTACAATTACAGCCCATGAAATGGATGCTACCAATCCTCGATATGGGCTGCCCCTTACGTATAGTGTGAAGATAAAGAAAGGTAGTGGAGTAGAGGAATCAGTATTCAATGTTCATTATAGCCGTGTTATTCATGTTACAGGCGAAGTGTTGGAAAATGAAGTAGAAGGTATTCCATATCTACAATCAGTATATAATAGGTTAATGGATTTGGAAAAGTTGATTGGTGGCAGTGCTGAAATGTATTGGAAGGGTGCCCGGCCTGGTTATAGTGCAAAGCAAGATCCACAATATCAATCAAGCCCGGCATTGGAAGACAAAATCAAAGAACAAATCAATAAGTATGAACACGGATTAAGTCGCTTTATGTTGACTGAAGGCATTGACTTTGAAACATTACAGCAACAGGTCAAAGACCCTAACCAGTCCGTAGATGTACAAATACAAATGATTAGTGCTGTCACAGGAATACCTAAGCGTATATTGACAGGAAGTGAACGAGGAGAGTTAAGTAGCTCACAGGATGCAGATCAATGGAATGTGTTCATACAAGACAGGAGAAAAGAACATGCTGACGCAAATATCATTGTTCCATTCGTTGAAAAGTTGATTGATACAGGGCAATTGAAAGTTGATAAAGAAGAATATGCAATTACATGGCCAGACTTGTTTGCACCTAGCGATAAGGATAAAGTTGACATAGGAGAGAAACGTGCTAAAATATTGAAAGCCTATACGGATGATCCGCTGGCACAAATGTTCTTACCACGTGAACAATTCTATAAATTATTGTTAGGTTTTACAAATGATCAAGTAGATGAAATATTAGATTCATTATCTACTCAACCTCGTATTGATGAAGAAGAACAACAAGATTTTGACGAATAATGTGTGATAATCATATACATACCAATCAACTTACACTGAATGCCGAATTAGGATACGATCCTACACGCACCACAACATTGCGTAATGCCTTTGCACGGGATATGGGAAAAAGGTTTCGTAATTTGCGTGGATTAATACGGCAAGCAGTTGTAGATAACGATGTATTCGGATTGTCTAATCCCACTACATTCCAAGCTCCAGGACGCCGTGCATTTGCATTTGATACCAGTGCTGACAAGGTGGAGAAATTTATGCGTTGGCTGAATGCTGAGGTAAATAAAGGAGTATTGGAATTGACTACGATTGAGCGTGCAGGACAATCTGCTAATCAAGCCTGGTCTAACCTATATATACGTGACAGCTACAAACGAGGCGTACAGCGTGCAAGATATGAAATGGGCAAGGCAGGTATGCAAGTGCCTACTATTGAAGATACAGGAGGTATTTCAGTAAGTATGCAGCAACCTTTCCACGCAGACAGATTAGGATTATTATACACCCGTACATTCAATGATTTGAAAGGTATTACAGATGCCATGGATAGTCAAATTAGTAGAGTGTTGACGGAGGGTATAGCACATGGAGACAATCCTCGTTTGCTGGCACGCAAAATGAATGCAGTTATACGTGGAGGTGGAGCAGATTTAGGAATAACTGATACGCTGGGTAGGTTTATTCCAGCCGAACGCCGTGCTCGTATATTAGCTCGAACAGAAATAATTCGTGCTCACCATGCAGCAATGATACAAGAATATGAGAATTATGCAGTGGATGGAGTGCGTGTACAGGCAGAACATAGTACGGCAGGTGATAATAGGGTATGTGCTGTTTGTGCAGGATTGGAAGGAGAGGTATATACGTTGAAAGAAGCCCGTAACATGATACCTGTCCATCCACAATGTCGTTGTATTGCCTTGCCCAAAAAAGTAGAAAGAAGCAGGTGATTTAATAACTATTAATAACTTGATTTTATATTTCAAAAAATTATAAATAATATTTGCTTATGAAATTAATTGGTGATATTCGTATATGAAAAAAATAAACATACATAACACGCAGTTGGTCAATTATGACATCCGTACTACCATGTATGATGGTAAGGATCATATAATTGTGCCAGTAGTAATGATGGTAGAAGGAGTGCATGCTGGTAGTCATGGCCCTTTGTTTCATAGTGCAGAAGAACTAGGACGTTATCCAGCTGCATGGGACGGGCGTCCAGTAGTCATTCATCATCCAGAAGTAAATGGACAGCCTGTTTCAGCTAACCGTCCAGATGTAAGCCAATCAGAAAGGGTTGGATATGTTTTCAACACTAGATTGGACGGGCAGAAGCTGCGAGGAGAGGCATGGTTATGTTTGGAAAGACTGAAACAAATCAGCCCTGAAACATTAGAACATATTGAAGAACATAATCCATTGGATGTATCCGTAGGTGTTTTTACCGATGAAGAACAAATATCAGGTACATGGAATGGAGAACAATATCAGGCAATTGCACATAATCACAGGCCTGATCATTTAGCCATATTGCCTGGAGAAACTGGTGCCTGCAGTTTTCAGGACGGATGTGGAATTCGTAACAATCAAAAATCGGAGACAGATGTGGAAATAACTGACAAAATGAAAAAGACTTTTGAAGTCTTACAAGAAAATCCATTTGTTGTGCCATCAGACATTAACATCAATGAAGCTGATTACGCACAATTGGTACAAGGCATCCAGCGGAAGTTGGATCGCATGGATACGGATAATAAGATTCACTGGTTAGTGGCATTGTATGATGACAGGTTCATATACAAGGTTGCATCGAATGGTAGTGAAGAATATTATCAACGAACATATGAAATTATGGAAGATGGTGACGTTGATTTCGGTACCGATGTACAACGAATGCAAGTCACATATCAACCAATGTCGCAGAACAATAAGTTCAAACGGAACATTAATAATAACGAAGGAGGTAACATGAGTAACACCAAAAATCCATGTTGTCCTGACCGCGTTGCTGAATTGATTGCCAATAAAGCAACTAGATTCACGGAGGACGACAAAGACTGGTTGCTAAATCAATCAGCAGAAACAATTGAGAAGCTAACTCCAATTGAGCAGGAACCAAAAGAGGCGCCTGCAATCAATAAGGAGCAAGCAATGGAGGTATTGAAAGAAGATTTATCCGATAAGGATAAATTTATGGAAATGCTTCCAGATGAAATGCGGGCCCAGCTTGATCACGGATTAAAGGCTTATAAGGCTGAACGTGACAAACTGATTTCAGACATTGTTGCAAACAGCAATGAACAGTTTAAGGCTGAAGATCTGAAAGATGAAGAAATGCCTATGTTGCAGAAATTGCATAAATCACTTGTAAAGGTTGATTATAGTGCAAATGGAGCCGAGGTACCTGTGAATGTTAATTCTGGCAATGAGGTAGAACCTCTAATGCCGAATGCAGTTGAAACAAATGAAAAATAAGGAGGTAAAAGATGAGTAATAGCATAATTTTGAAAGATTTCCTCAAGGTATTTGAGGAGTATGTAGCCGCTGGTACAATCACCCCAGGAATGGTAGTGGAGTATACCAGTGCAGGAAAAGTGCAAGCACATTCATCCGCAGGGCAGAATGTCATTCCGATGATAGCTACTGAGGATGAATTGCAAGGCAACGATATTGATGACGATTATTCAGCCGATGACCAGGTATTTTGCTGGATACCACAACGTGGTGCCCAGGCATTGTTAATTGTGAACAATGGTGAGGATATCAGTAAAGGTGATTTGCTGGAAAGTGCAGGCAATGGTAAAGTGCAAAAATATACAGCGGATGTGGAAACGGATTCAGCTAGTGATGTGCTTACCGTATACCCGAAGCAAATTATAGGTGAAGCCTTAGAAGCAGTTGATATGTCTGGTTCCTCAGCGGCTGATCCGAGTGGCAGAATCAAAGTAAGAATCTATTAAAAACGGAGGAAAAATGAGTGTTGACTTAATAGGACAAAACCAGTCACGAGGAGATGTCGCTGGTTTGATTGTAAATGGAAGAATGAATGCAGGTAAATTGCGTCCATTCCTTGCAAAAGATTCGCAGGGTAGAATAGCTGCATATACATCTGTATTCAAAGGAGGGGATCCAAAAGACCCTAAAAATTATACCGTTCAACCTGTCAATAACGCCACCCTACGTAGGGATGAGTGGAAACAGTTGGATGAAGCCGTGCTACGTGTGCAGCGTGAACGGCTGACTGGATTTGATGATTTGCGTAATGCTGGCCTGGTATATAATCTGAACAATGGTATGGGTACTACTGTGTTGGAGCACCATAAGATTTCAGATGCCATGAGTGCTGAACTATCCATGGATGGAAAGAAACGAGGACAGAATGATCGTCCGGATTACTCAACTGAATACTTGCCTATTCCGATTGTCCATGTTGATTATGAAATCAATATGCGTGCATTGGAAGCTAGTAGGTCATTAGGCAATCCATTGGACACCAGTTCAGCGGAATCAGCCGTGCGCCGTGTACGTGAGAAATTGGATGATATGTTGTTCACCAATACCAAATACAAATTTGATGGTGGAATCATATATAGCTACCTCAACCATCCAGATCGTAATCAAGTGACATTGAGTACGGCGTGGGATGATAGTGCAGCTACTCCGGCTTCAATTTTGGAAGATGTCCGTAATATGAAAAAACAGTCAATTGCTGCCAAGCATTATGGGCCTTGGGTAATTTACATTCCGACTGATTATGAAACCGTGTTGGATGAGGATTATGACACCAGTGGAACATCTACGCAAACTATCCGGGATCGCATTTTGAAAATTTCTGGAATTCAGGATATCAAAGTAGCTGACCGTATGACCGCTGATAATGTGGTAATGGTGCAAATGACTTCCAATGTGGTGCGCATTGTAGATGGAATGCCTATTACCAATGTTGAGTGGAAATCAGAAGGTCAATTTGTAGGAAATTACAAAGTAATGACCATACAAGTGCCTCAAATACGCTCAGATTACAATGGTAATACCGGGTTAGTACACTTGGCATAAGAAAAACAGAACGCTTAACCATAGCGTTTATACACTTTATTAATCAAAAATTAGGAGGTAATTATGGCAACATATAAAAAAATCGGAGGCGGTTCGCTTAGATTCAAAAACAGAATCATAAAACGTAATGAGGTATTCACTGCAGAACCCCATGAGATACCTGAAGCATTCGAAGATACCATTATTGAAGTGGATAAAAAACCAACTCGGACTCGTGCAAGTAAAGTATCTGAAAAACAACCTGAAAAACAACCGGAACCTGAAGCAGAAGAAAAACCAGCTGTATACACCAAGCAAGAGCGCGAAAACAAAGGCTGGTTTGATGTGATGGGAGAAGATGGCAAGGCTGTTAATGAAAAGGGTTTGCGTGAAACAGAGGCAGATGAATTGATTGAACAGTTAAGCGAGTAATTATGGTGTGGAGAGTACCAAAAATGTGGCAAGACGGCGAATGCTATATATTAGGAGGTGGACAAAGCATGCCTTCTATGTTTGGCATTCCTCAGCAATTGATAAATGATGTTGTAGCGGGAAAGGAAAAGCCGTCTGCCTATTCTCCATACTTTGAACCTATTCATAATAAACATTCAATTGCAATTAATCAATCATTTAGAATTGGTACTTGGATGGATATGCTGTTCTTTGGCGACAATAGTTTTTATTTGCCTAACGAACGAGATATATTGCAATTTCCAAAATTAAAAGCCAGTTGCCATGCAAGATTTTCTAAGAAAACATCAATTAAGTATCTAAAGAGGGATGCCCGAGCACATGGTATAAGTTCAGATCCTTCCACAGTTTGTTGGAATAGTAATAGTGGAGCAGCCGCGATTAGTATTGCAGCAAATGCCGGATGCAAACGAATTGTATTATTAGGATTTGATATGCAGCTTGTGAATGGACAAAAGCATTGGCATAATTTATATAAGGATAAACGTAATCGGCAACCTAAAAAAGTAAGAAAACATCCAAATGCTTCATTTCATAGACATTTGGAAGGGTTTGAAAGGATTGCACGTGATGCACAGAAACGCAATATTGAAATATTAAATTGCAGTTCGTCAAGTAGAATCGAACAATTTAAGAAGGTAACCCTAAAAGATATATTGTAATGGATTTGATTAGTGAACAATATCGTAATTTGAATATCCAAGCCCATCAACAGCAACGGGGATATGGTGCTAGAGGAGGCCGCCGTAGGCATGAAGTAATTCATATTGCAAAAAAATATGGAATTGGATATGCATTGGATTATGGGTGTGGTAAAGGAGATTTGAAACGATGTGTTCCTGAACTTGCATGGAATGAATATGATCCAGCCATTGCAGAATTTAGCCGCATACCACAAGGCCGGTATGAAATGGTATTTTGTGGCGATGTATTGGAGCATATCGAACCAGAAAAATTAAACAATGTGTTAGAACATATATTTGGACTAATTGATAAGGTTGGGCTATTTGTTGTCAATACATTACAAGGAGGCCGCAAGTTGCCAGATGGTTCATTTGCTCATCGTATTGTAGAATCAAATGAATGGTGGATAGAGAAATTGAAACAATTTAGTCGTAATACCTTTGAAATCAAAGAATGGTTTCATAAAGAAAATGGTGATGTATATATCCTTGCAATTAAGAATGCAAAATTCCAAATGCGATGAATAAACCGGTTATATTATGCATGCTATGGGGCAATTGGGGTGGAGATAATCCAGTTCAATATGTGGAAAAATTGCGCAATATGGTAGCAAGGCATACCACTGTTGATTATGATTTCTATTGCATGTCTGACCGTCAAATTGACTTAGAAGATGTATATACCATACGTATACCAGAGTATGTAACTGGTTGGAAATTTAACTTGCCTAAATTCTATATGCATGCTAAGCATTCGGAATTAGAAGGTCGCAGAGTATTGTTTTTTGATTTGGATACAGTAATTGTTGGTAATATTGATTTGTTTTTGTTGTATGAAGGGTATATATGCACCGTCAAACCTTTCAAGAAACAAAATGAAAATGTAAGCACCCCAGGAGGGGTATTGTCATTTATTAATGGCGCAACGGAATGGATTTGGAATCATGTTGCAGAACAACCTCAATATTGGGAAACCACTACTGGAGGAAAAGAGCGGCTAATATTGAACAAGTTAGAACCTAAAGAAAAATGGGATCGTTGGCAAGATATCTTGCCAGGACAGTTGGTATCATACAAGAAACATGTATTGAAAAAAAACGGGATTGAATGATATGCGAATAATTGCATTCCACGGAGATCCTCGTCCGCATGTGGCAGCTAAAGAAAACAAGTTAATCAAGAAAAACTGGATATAATGGAAAGCCCAATTCTAATAACAGGTGCAGCGCGATCAGGAACCAGTATGGTTGCAGGAGTGATTAACCAATGCGGCGCATTTGGAGGCAAAATGAGTGGCCCAAATCGCAATAATGCAAAGGGTATGTTTGAAAATTCATACATACGAAATTCAATCGTAAAGCCTTATTTGCGTAAATTGAATGTTGATGCAAAAGGGCAATATCCATTACCAGACATAAATAATTTAAAGCCTTACCCTGAATTGAGACAGCATGTAATAGACACAATGCTATCACAGGGGTATCAATCAGGGCCTTGGATGTATAAAGGTGCAAAGATGTGTTTGCATTGGCCAATTTGGAACACAGCCTTTCCAAATGCTAAATGGATAATTGTGAGACGAAGGAGTGAAGGTATTGTGAATAGTTGCATGCGTACTGGATTTATGAATGCGTTTGACAAACAAATTGTTCGGAAAGCGGTACAAGTAAATACAGCAGAAGAAGGCTGGAAATGGTGGGTTAAACATCATGAAAAGAAATTTGTAGAAATGTTTCAAGCTGGATTAAATGGGAAATCCATCTGGCCTCATCGTATGATTGATGGTGATTTTAGTGAATTGCGACATATTATTGAATGGCTAGGATTGGATTATGACGAAAAAAAGGTTAAAGAATTTATTGAACCGAAATTATATAACAGTAAAGGGATATAGTCATGGCAAACGTAACTGTAGATGAAGTTAAAAATATAATTGATACAACGCTAGATACTGCTGATATTGAAGCGTATATAAGCACGGCGACAGCTGTATTAGATAATGCCTATACAGGGTATACGGTTAGTACGGCGTTGCGTAAAGAAGTAGAACGTTGGCTTACTGCCCATTTGATTGCATCCACTAGGGAACAGCAATTGACAGAAGCAAAGGCAGGCAGTGCAAGTGCAAAATTCCAAGGCAAAACAGGTATGAATCTATATAGTACCTTTTATGGACAAAATGCTATATCAATTGATACAACGGGAGCACTGGCAGGTTTAGGAGGAAAAACAATTAATATAACATCATTGGAGGAAGACTAATGGCAAATCCAATTCTAAAATTCGTAGAAAGGGTGTGTGTGCAAACAGCCATTTATTGGCCTGCTCCACAACCAGATGGTTATGGAGGCAAAACTTATGGTGATGTGCAAGAAATAAAGGTTCGATGGGATGGAAAACAGGAATTGATAAAGGATAAAGAAGGAAAAGAAGTGATGAGCCGTGCGGAGATAACTGTTATACAAGATTTAGAATTGGATGGATTGTTGAAACTAGGTTCGTTTGATGATTTACCTTCAGGCGACCCAAATGATATAGATCCAATGACGCTAGATAATGTATATGTCATTTTGCAAGTTGAAAAAACACCACTATTCCGTAGTGCAGATAAATTCGTAAGGAGGGTATGGGTATGATGGATTTAAAATTAATAGGCACAGACAAGGTATTGCGCAATATCAATCGACAGGTAAAGTCTACCAAAAGTAAAGGTATGCAAGGATTGATTGAAAGTGCTGTATTGATTCGTAGAAGTATGG